CTTTATCCCTAGCAATTTCGCTTGCGCATGAAACGAGCGGTGCTTGAATTCATCGGCGTCCCATGAGATATAATCTCCTATGCTCAAGCCGCGCAAGGATTCTACGATAGATATATCTTCGCGGAATAAAATATCCCCGAAATTATAATCCTCCTCATAAATATCCGCCCTCACTAATTTATCAATTAGCATCATATTTTTTTTTCTTTCTCTCAATGCGGTCGGCAAAGCCGCTATTTCAATTTCAGCAAGCTTGCCTTTGCTCGCCGTGAATCTCATTTGATTCTGGGGAAAGCATAGCAGCATAGCAGCAAGATGTCAATAGATTTTCCAAAATTCTTTCGAGCATTATTTTATCATTCCTGCTCCGCTTGGCATGACCCTTGCTTGCGCTTTTCTTGCCCCAGCACATCGCATGCCAAGCTCGCTAAAAGTCCTATTCTTAAACAGAACCACACTATTGGCATCATTCATGCTATGCGTGGCCGCTGGCGCATCGCTAGCATATAGTGTGCCAACGCCTCTCCACCCTTAGCATAGCCCTTGCTAGCCTCACGCCATCTCCCTGCTAGCATCTCTTATGCCACCTTATCGTCCACCACTCTAGTCGTCATTAGCATTGCTTCTCGTCTAGCACCTTAGCTGTCATGCGCCTCTCTCCCCCAACCCCCGACCCACCCAAGCTTGTGCGTGTGGTGTGGTTATATGGGGCCCCTCCACCAAACCGGCGCATATGGGAAGTTTGCCTAGGTGCGGGCGCGGAAATAAATTGCTGCATTGCTAGGAGCGGGGCGCAGAAAGGGGCTTGACATAGTATTAGTTACCCATTATGCTATGGGCAAGATGATGAATGAGGTGGACGCAAACAAGCAATGCGGCTTGAAAGAAAGCCCGCAAGCGAGCAAGATTTTTGACGTTGGTGTGAATGAAGATTTTCCACAAGGGGAGTTAGAGAAGCGTTTGCTAAGACAAGACCTTAATCCATTGAAGCGTGTGGTTTTCAAGGTGCTGCCTTTGTTTTGAGTTATGGATATAAATGATCCAGTTTTACATAGCTTGTTGGGCGACGATACGCTATCGCCCTCGCCCCTTCCAGCGTCGCGTTCTCAAACAGAACCAGACCGCTTTGAGGCGATGCCAGAAGATGTGAAGCAGCAGTTGACCACACTAGGAGTGAGGGAGTTGTGGGGCAAGGATAATTTCAAGCGTCCCGCGTATGCGCCTAAGAAAGAGCGGTTTGAGCATCGCATTATCGCGTATATTAAGGCGACTCAACCGGGGTTGACGAATCGTGAGATTGGTGAGCGTGTAGGTCTACACGAGGTCACAATAGCTTATCTCCTCCGCCAACCGTATATGGAACTCGCCGTCCTAGAAGAGGTTAAAAAATCCTATGACCCCGCGATGCAACTCCTACAAAACGAAGCATTTGATGCCGCGTCGCGTCTTATACAAATCTCCAAAGACGCGGAGAACGACGAAGTCCGTCGCAAGGCAAATAACGACGTCCTCGACCGCAAATACGGCAAGCCGAACCAACCGATGAGCGTGCAGAAGAAAGACGCCTCATCGTTGTCAGATCAAGAGCTTGCAGATATTATCGCTAAGTCAGAAGCGAAAGCGAATTGATGCAACCGAGGCGAAGCCGAGATACGGCTTTCGCACCCCTCGCTGGAGTTGGAATTATAATAAAATGACCACCACCGAAGCAGCGCAGACCTTGCTCGCTCGTCGTAAGGCGAGAGCGGAGCTGCATTGGTGGAATGTTTTAATCGGGAACCAACCCGCGAAGCATCATCAGCTTATTAACGCTAAGCTCCAAGAAATAACCGAATCACCCACTCCACGCTATGTTATCCTCCTTATGCCGCCGGGTGCGGCAAAGTCGACGTATGCGAGCGTGGCATTCCCCGCATGGTATCTTGGCCGCCGTCAGGGTTGTTCTATTCTTGCGTGCTCGTACTCCTACACCCTCGCAGAACAATTCGGACGCCGCGCCAGAAACCTTGCTTTGCAGCATGAAAACGCCCTTGGGTATAAACTCGCAGGAGACAGCCAAGCAGCGGGAGAATGGGAGACCTCAATGAGGGGACGCTACTTCTGCGCTGGCGTTGGTTCTGGTATTGCTGGTCATCGTGCCGACATGGGGTTAATCGATGACTATATCGGCACCCAAGAAGATGCTGACAGCAAAACCATACGTGACAAACAATGGGACTGGTTTTGGAATGACTTCTACCCCCGGCTAAAGCCCAATGCTTCAATCGTGATAATCGCCAACCGCCGGCACGAGGATGATTTAGTTGGTCGTCTAACCGACCCTAAGCGTGAAGACTCTCCTATTTTGCACTCGCAATGGGAAGTAATCCGTCTCCCCTTTTTCGCAGAAGACAACGATCCCCTTGGTCGCACTAAAGGCGAGCGTCTCTGGCCCGAATGGTTCACCCCACAGCAAGCAGCACAAATCAACCGCCTTGCACCTCGTGTCAAAGCCGGTCTCTATCAGCAGCGTCCTCAAGCAGAAGACGGAGATTTCTTCAAGAAAGATTGGTTTGTGCCTTATTCAAGTGAAGAAGAGCTGCCGAAGTATTTGCGTTATTACGCAGCGTCTGACCACGCTATTTCTAAGAAAGACGACGCGAATAAAAGTGTCTTCGGCTGTTTCGGCGTCGACAGCCAAGGCGATGTCTGGTGGCTGCCTGACCTAATTTGGGACCGTCTTGACGCAGAAGAGCAATGCAACGCGATGTTGCGGCTGAATAAGAAGTATAAATTTCTCAACTGGTACGCAGAGAAAGGCCACATCACCCAGTCGATTGGGCCGTTCTTGCGTAAGTTAATGCGCGAGCAGAAGAACTACATCAACATCGTTGAATATGTTCCCAAGAAAGACAAACCCACTCGCGCTCGTTCTTTCCAAGGTTTAGCTGCGCTTGGTCGCATCCATGTGCCAACATTTGCGGGATGGTGGCCGGACGCTCTCGCGCAGCTTTTAGCTTTTCCTGCGAGCACAGAAGATGACGTGGTGGATATGCTAGCGCACATGGGCCGCGCGGTTGATGGGCTTGTTGCTAGCGAGGTGCCTAGTGTTGTTGACGAACGCACTGACGCCACTCCTCACCTAACTTACGGTTTGCTCAAATCTCAAGTTCGTCGTCAGCATAACCGCGAACTTGCCACGCTTAATAATTAAAAATGGCCTCCGCTAGTATCCAACCTATTTCCAAACAGCAGCGCGACGCCCGCCAAGCTGTGGAGAAAGAGCAAAAGCTTAACGCGGTTGCTCTTTGGGTTAAGCGCATGAAACAGGCGCGCGAGCACCAGAAGGATGCATTTGAAGAAATGCGTTTGTCGCAGAAGTTCGCTAGTGGTTATCAATGGGCGGGACAAAAGAAGCGGGATGATGGACGATATGTGGCGAACTTTGTGCTACAAGAGGTTAATAAAAAGGTCGCTAACCTCTACGCTCGCAATCCCACCGCTGAATATCAACGTCGCAAGCGGTTGGATTTTCAGGTTTATGACGGCAAACTGGAATCCATAATCCCTTCGGTGATGGCCGCACAAGCTCACCCTATGGGGCTGGCTGCTCTCCCGCTGGAACAGCGTGCTGCCTTGCTCGACTACTCCCACGGCATCCAAATGCGTGAGATGATTGACCGCGTTGGCCGGACATTAGAAATCGCCTTTCAGTATATGTTGGATGAACAGGATGAAGAAGAAGGTGAATTCAAGTTGCAGATGAAGCAAATGGTTCGTCGTACTATCATAAGCAAAGTTGGTTATGTTCGCGTGGCTTTCGTGCGTGATGTTGACGCTGCTGTCACCTCATCCGGCGTTGCGAACACGGTAATGTCCAAAGCTAAACAACTCTCCTACCTCGCAGACAAAGCATCTAAAGGTGACCTCCGTGAAACTGACCCTAAATTCCAAGAACTCCAAAGCCTTGCTCTAGGTTTAGGCGGCACTCTCCAAGAACGCGTGACCGATGGTGATGTCAAGGAACGCATCATTTATGACTGTCTTCCTAGCACCTCGGTCTTGGTCGACCCACGTTGTCGTTCGCTTAAAGGATTCGTGGGTGCTCGTTGGATTGCCGTTGAATACACGCTTAACGTCGCGGACGTCAACGCATTGTTCGAGGTCAGCATTCAACCTAGTGATGTTAAACAACCGAGCGTATCTGAGCAGAACAAGAACCCTCGATTGGAACAAGAGAAGCGAGACATAGGGGATCAGACGGTTAAAGTATACGAGGTCTTTGATAAGACGAATCGGACGCGGTTTTTCATCAGTGAATCGTATAAAGACTTCCTCATGGAGCCGGAAGTTTATGGCCCGTTCCTCCGTGGCTTTTGGCCTATTTATGGTTTAACCTTCAACGATGTCGATGGTGACCCTGATGTTCGTGGGAGCATCTTCCCCCCTAGTGACGTCGAACTTCTCAAGCCAATACAGAAAGAATGGAATCGCACACGTGAGGAATTGAAAAAACACCGCAAAGCTAACAGCCCCGGCTGGATGGCGAAGAAGGGTGTGCTCACAGAAAATGACAAAGAGGGACTTGAAAATGCACAAACAAACCAAGTTGTCGAACTCGAAGGTGTGCCACAAGGTGAAGCCCTTGCAAATGTGTTCGTGCCCAAACCTAAGCAGCAGATTGAACCTGCGGTCTATGACACCGCTCCCCAGATGCAGGACATCCTCGCGTCGACTGGCAGTCAAATGGGTTTACCAGAAGCCGTTCAAGCCCGTGCTACGGCGACAGGACAAACTATTGAAGCACAGAAGCAGATGACGGTGACGGCGTCGAACGTAGATGATTTGGATGATTGCTTGACATGGCTCGCGAAGGTTTCAGGCGAGATTATGTTGCAGTCTTTTTCCGAAGAGACCATCAAGCGTATAGCTGGTCCCGGTGCAGTTTGGCCCACCATGCCAGAGGATAGACAGAATTTCTTGAATCAGATTTATTTGGTAACGAAAGCTGCCTCCTCTGGTCGCCCTAATCAAGCTGTCAACCTACGCAACTGGCAAATCGTAGCACCTATTCTACAATCCAACGGCGCGAATCCGCACTTCATGGTTCGTGAAACTATCCGCCGCGTAGACGACCAGCTTGACCCCGAGCAAGCGTTTCCACTTATGCCTACTGGCAATCCGGCTGCCAATCTCCCACCGTCTGGCGGCCAGCACCAACCCAGCGAGCAGCAACCTCATGAACCTGGTATGACGCAGCCTCCTGAACAGGCGCGTCCCGGCCCTGGCCAACAATCTTCGCCTGAAACGGCGATGTCCTAAACATGCCTCAAGAAAATATTGACGCTAACAAAGTCGAAGACTCGTCATCCTCGACAGCGGCGACAGCTACCGAGTCGCAAGTCCAAGAGCAAAACAGGGCGCAGAGTCAGCAATCGCCCGCTGACAATCCGGACGATAAACAAGAATCGATCAGTGATGTGGTCGCACGTATTAAAGAAAAGCACAACATTGATCAATCGGAGTCGTCCACCGAGAAACAGGCCGATGCTGAAGGTGCTGTTCTTAAAAAGAACCAGACCCCAGCGGAAGCAAAAAATGCCGAGGTTATAGAAGAACAAACCACCGGCGATGATTCAAAACTACCCTTCCATAAGCACCCTCGCTTTCAGCAGGTGATAAAAGAACGGGGCGACTTTGAGTCAAAGGTAAAAGAACTCGAACCTGCTGCACAGCGTATGCTCGCTATCGAGGATTACTGTCGGAAGAATCAAATCAACCCACAGGACTACGATGACGCGCTTCGGTTCGCAGCAGTGCTAAAGGGCAATCCGCAAGAAGCGGTGAAGCAACTAAAGGAACTAACCTCCACGATTGAAGTCGCGTTAGGTGTCTCCTTGCCGAATGACCTACAACAACAGGTCGACGATGGTAAGCTTGGTCTTGACCAAGCGAAAGAACTCGCTCGCGTTCGCTTTGAGAATCAAACACTCAAGCAACGCCAGCAGAACGACCAACGTCAAGCGCAAGAGAACCAACAACGTGAACTGCAAACGTCCTTGCAATCCTGGGTGCAGAATAAGCAGAAGCTTGACCCTGCGTTCAAGGAGAAATCACAAGGCACAGATGATGGTAAATTCGAGCTAGTGAATGCTCAATTCCTTCGTCTGTGGAATGACAAAGCTCCTCAAACTGTTGCTGACGCTATCGCACTCGCGGATCGTGCTTACGAGCAGGTGAGTAAGTTCATCTCCTCTGCACAGCCCAAGACGCAAGTTCGTCGTCCGATTACCTCAACTCGTTCTTCACAAGAACAAACAGAGCAGATTGACGTGACCAAACCCGGTTGGGCTAGGCGTGTCGCTGCCAATGTCCTTGCTCGTCATGAGCGGGCGTAACCAAAGAAAGATAAAAACATTATGGCACTCGGCCTTGTAGTTGCTCAAGACTTAGCGAACGCTATTCTTGACCATTATGAACGTGGTAAGACTCTTAGTCAAACCACACAAGACAAACCCCTCGTTCGCGTTTTTAACGAAAACAAGCGCGAATTCGCTGCGGGTAAAACATACATCAGCGAGCCTGTTCAAGGCGCGTATATGTCCGACACCCCTGGCTTCTTGCAGGGTTATTCGGAAGATGACGCCTTGAACTTCGCTCAAGCACAGAACATTCTCCGTGCGCAGTATCCTTGGAAGGAAGTCGCGGCGAATCTTATCATCACTCACACTGAGTTGAAAAAGGATGGTATCACTATCACTGACGGCCAGAGCGAGTCAATGCACAGCGGTCGCGAGATTGACATCTTGACCGACACGTTGGAGAACCGCATTGCGGACTTCGATGAATCATGGGATCGCACGGTGAACTATATGTTCTGGCAGGATGGATCACAGGATGCGAAGAAAATCCAAGGGTTGCAGTCTCTGATTATTGATAACTATAATCAGGGCACCACCGGCGGATTGAATCGTGCTACGTATTGGTGGTGGCAGAATCGTGCTCTTGTTGGCAACAATAAGATCACCGCATCAGGCGCAGACCAAACCCTCACTCGGCGCTTGCGCTCCGAGCTTCGTCAACTTCGTCGCTTCGGTGGCAAGCCGAGCACTGCGTTGTGCGGCTCGCAGTTCATCGACGCCTTGGAACTTGAAGTGCAAGAGAAGGGCGTTTACACCATGGAAGGCTTCGCCAACGAAGGTAAAACCGACATGGGCATGGCAAAGATTCGTATGCGTGGACTCGGCGTCTTCGAATACGACCCCACGATGGACGATCTTGGTTGGGGCAAGCGTTGCGTTGTCCTCGACCCCAAGCGCATTACCCTGCGCCCGATGGCACAAGAAGACGGTAAGGTGCTCACCCCTGAGCGTCCTTATCAATACATGGTCTTCTTGCATACTAAAACCTGGACTGGTGCGCTGCAAGCGACCCAGCTTAACTGCCACGGCGTTTACGAAGTGGCTTAATTAAAAAGGATAAGACAATGAAAAAATTCATCATCGTTGCGTTGTTGGGTGCAAGTGCGTTGTTTGCTACGGCTGCTACGCCTTCGCATTACACTTCACGCGGTATCAATGGCACTTGGCTTTGCGTGAGCAATAGTCAAACGGTTAGCCAAACAAGTTCTAATGCTTGGTATTTTAACTACGCTATTGGAACTAACGTTAATGCCATTAACACGAACAGCGCAGGGGCTTACTACTCCACGCCGTTGACCGACCTACCGGTATATTCTGATGCGTTTGCGGACGTGAGTCCGAATCTCGCTATTCAGGTTATCGTAGGGTTCACGAACTCTGCGTTCTATCCTCCCAACTTCACGCCGACGATGGCGAATTTGGTATGGACTAACCCGAGTGCTTTGTTCACGAACGGTATCACTCAGACCAACACACTCACCATTTCAGTCTTCCCGGTGAGCAGTTCCGAGTTTGGTCTCGCTGATACATATACAAGTGCTAAGTCATTCACCTTCACGGTGTATCAAACGAACCAAGTTGGCAATGTGTTGACCACAAACCTTCCAACGTCTCTCTTGCAAGGTGCAAGCGCGTTGCGTTGGTCTGTTGCTAATGGTGCACAGGCTGGAGTTGGTCAAGGTTGCATCATCAACGCAGTCAACATCGTTGGCTGGAAACCGTAAATAAGAATCGTGCGAGGGGTGGATAATACTGCCCCTCGCTTTTTAAACCGCAAACCGAAAGAAAAATATATGAATAATGAAACACAAACCGCACCGCAAACTGGCATGGAAGTCGGAGATGCTTGGTTGCAGGTGAATGAACTGGGGAGTAATGTTGCACTTAAACGCATCACCCCCGCTGAAGCGGCGATTTATCGTACGCAGTTCGGTATCAAAGTCGCTGGGCAGTCAAAGCCCACGAATCCGTTGACTCATCTGGACATTGATGTGGCACGCATCCAGCGTTCGGATTCTGACGAATACGCTCGCTTGGCTAGGAAGTTTGGTGACAAACTTATTAAGGAAGCGTTTCCGGGGGTTAATCCCAAAATGCCTAAGACCTTTGTAGAGGTCGACCTGCATGATAAGGATGAAAAGGGTCAAATTGTTCCGTTGCCCAAAGCCCCGGACAAGGGTAAAGAAATCGTGATCGAACCCTTAGCGAAGCTTAAGCCGGACAATGGTGCAGATATCGAACCTGCGTCTAACGCTGCACAGCAAATCGCTGACCTTACGAAGCAGGTTGCTGAATTGACTAAGCTCGTGGCTGCCGCTAACGCTCCCAAGAAATAACCCCCGCTTATGGCACGTCTAACTCCATTGTCGACAATTTACGCTATGCTTCAAGCGAAGCTTGGAGAACAGACATCATTTGCGTCTACGAAGTCTAGGTATTATCAACTCATTTCTGACAAGCAAAAATGGCTTTCTTGTGAGTATGACTTCCCTTACCTCGAAGACCGATTTGATGTGGCTGTCCCCGGCAATGGACGTTATGTGACATTTCCTACGATAGATAACATGGGTGTGACGATTGCAATGAATCTCGAACGCCCGTATAAGGTAGAAGTATTCTGGAACAATGTTTGGTCAGAACTTGAGTATGGTATCGGCTCGCAGGAGTATAACTATCTCAACTCTGACCAAGCGGGGCAGATTCAAGACCCGATTCAACGTTGGCGCTGGGCGACTGAGGGCCAGTTCGAAATTTGGCCTATGCCTAGCACGGCACAGACGGTTCGCTTTACCGGACAACGAGCACTAGACGCTCTTGTTAACGATAGCGACACCGCTGACCTCGACGACCAGTTATTGGTGCTATTCGTCGCTGCCGACATCCTTGCGCGTAGCAAACAAGCTGACGCGCAAATCATTCTCGCACAAGCAACTGAACGTTTGCGCGCTGTTCGCGCAAGCTATCCATCTCGACCGAAGGGGTTGGTCTTCGGCGGTCGTGATGAGAAAGAAGAAAAGAAACGTCTTATTCCGATTGCAGTTCATGGTAATTAAAACGAACGAAAGATTAAAATTATGTCAATGTCCAGAACAGCCCAAGCGTTGAACGCCACCGGAGTGAGCGTTGTGAGCAACGCAGAGAATCCGAAGCTGCAACGTCTCGAAGGCATCGTGCTTTCTGGGACGTCAGCAACGCAGTATTATTTGCAGATTTTTAATTCTGCACCAACGACGGGGGTGACGGTGCCGTTGAGGTCTTTGCAAGTTTTAGGAGGCACTGGGTTTACGTTTGATTATACTACTGGTGGTGGTTTGTCGCTAGATAATATACCGAATTGGGCATCAGGTGGTGGTCTGTATGTTGCGCTGTCAACTGCTGATGCGGTTTATACCAACGATGGTTCCACTAAGATGGACATCAATGTTGACATCGAGGAGTTTGAAATTGAGCTTCAAGGGACTACGACAGTGGGTGATACTGTCTCTGCGGTGTCGAGCTTGGTGGTTTATACAAATCCGAATGTGAATAAGCGTTTACTTTCATTGACAATGTCAGCACCGGTGACCGACCAATATGTAATGTTGTTCGCTAAAGCGACGCCTACCACTGGCGATTATCCTATTGCTCAATGGTTGGTTACGGCTCTTGCTGGTCAGATAGCATTCAAATTTGGTAACGACGGAAAGGTTGTAACGCAACAAGGAACTGACGGGACGATATATTCAGGATGTTATCTTTATGCCAGTTCCACCCCGACGACTTATACGGCCCCTACGCAGTCAGTAACCTTGAAGGCTATTTATAAATAACATGAAAAAGATAATACTTCTAGCTGTCTTGTTCTCTTTGAGAACAGCACTTCTCGCTGGGCCTACGTATGGGCCGTATCCGGTGCCGGGTGGTGGAGGAACCAGCGCGGGCGCGGTGACGACAAATTTGCCTACCTTTTCGCTTTCCTCATTTGGACTGACCAATGACGTGGCCACTTTGGATTTGGGAGCACACGCGGTGACAGCCACGCAATCGGCGGCGGTCCAAGCAGCCTTTGACAAGGCAACCAACGGCCCTGTGATTATCAATGTTGACCGTTTTATCTGCGTCTCAAACACGCTAAAACTGCGCTCAAACACCAAGCTCACCGGCAGCGGTGGCTTTATCCTCGCCAGTAACGCAATGGTGCCGATTCTTGGCAACTACAACTGGTCGAGCAATTCCATCCAAGATTCCAATATCGTGGTCGAAGGCCTCACGCTTAATGGCAATGACACCTATCAGTCGCAAAAGTATGTCACCAATTACAACGGGTTTTCCGGCTGGGTTACGGGCATGGAGTTCATTGGTGAAAATAACTTGTTGTTCCGAGACTTGAAAATTTACAACGCCAAGACGTTTGGCTCGCTCATCTTCAACGCTTCTAACATCACGTTCATCAACACAAAGGTGGATGCTGGCAATGCTGTTCTCAATCAGGACGGGCTGCATTTTACTTCACCGGCCTACAACATTTATATTGATGGATTTGAGGCCCGCACTGGCGACGACGCGATTGGTTTGAATGCCAACGACTCTGCGCCAACCGACCCGCCTTTGACGCCTTATTACGGTGGCGGCAGCGGGGCAATCTCCAATGTCATCATAAAGAATCTGCGCCTCAATACCTGTGCGTCGGGTATCCGTATGCTTTCTTCCAGCAACCTGCTGGACGATGTTTTGGTGGACGGCATGAGCGGTTCATTCGGGCAACCGTTCATCATTGACAATTATGCTGGCGGGGCGCTGATTCCCGGCGGCGGCAACTTTGGCCGCATTACCCTGCGCAATCTGGATTTCTCCGGCGTTTATGGAACACAGCCCTGCATCAATTTGAATGGCTTGCCATCCACCAACAAGTTTGTCCGGTTGACCATAGAAAACGTCACGCGCACAAACTATTATGCGAACTCCGGCAACCAGCTTTTGAATATTTCGAGCAGCGGTAGTTTCGGGGATTTAATTCTACGCGGCTGGCGGTGTTCGGTGGATGGAACAGCGGCCACAAACTATTGTTCTCAGGTCAGCCTTACCGGCCAGTTTTTGCGGGTGGATTTGAGCGACAACCAATTTTTGCGGCGTCCAACTGTCCCGGCCCAAGATGCGGCAGCAATTGAACTTTGGTCGGCCATAATCACCAATCTGACTGGCGGCAACAACACCGCCATTGGCTACACGAATCTTGCCTTATGGGATAACTCTGGTTCGCAGGTCATCAACAATTTCTTTGGCTCGTTCCAGTATCAGGGGCAAAACGATTACAGTGTGGTCACGTCCACTTATTCCAACGTGCCGGGCGGCAAAGTGGCGTGGTATAAACTCAACGAGTCGGCGGGAACTAATTTTAGCGAAGCCATTTCCGGTCTCACGGCCACGAGCTATGTCAGTTCCGTGACGTTCACGAATGATGGCCGATTGCGCGCCGTGCAGTTCACGAATGCGAACTATATTCTTGGGCCGGATACCGGACTGCCGACGAACAACTTCACTTGTTGTTTTCGGTTCAACTCCACCAATTCCTATTCCAACGGTCAATACACAATGCTGGTCGAGTGGGGAACCGAGGCCGGAAACCAACTTATCTGCTGCCAGCTTGGCAATGCCGGTTCAGGCACCGCGCTCGTGGTGAGTCAGTATGGCGGCGCGCTCACTTCGGTGGGATACAACGACGGCTTGTGGCACAGCGTTGCCTTCACCGCGTCGGGAAACACTTGGACACTCTATGTGGATGGCGTGAGCAAAGGCTCGACGACGATGACCCGCAGCACGGTATTGAGCGGCAAGCTGTATCTCGGCGCATCGCCGATTGCGAATGTTGCCGCCAAGATTCAAATGCGGGACGTGCGGATTTACAACTCGGTTTTGAGCACGACTCAAATCGCCAACGTCGCCGCCGGCGTGCCATGACCTCCCCGCGCTCCATCCTGTTGACGTTCGCCATTATGTTCGGCATCACGGCGCTGCTGACGAATTGCGGGTGCGCGGGGAAGCAAACGAATACTAAACAAACAGTAATACGACAACGAATAGCAACGCCACCGCCTAATCCATCACTGATAACTCCATCATTCATTTACCCAACTAATATGGTGAATTACATCTGGCGGTTGCAGTATTCAACAAATCTAACAATGTGGAACGATATTACTTCTGTTGGTGAATTCGATGGAGCATACTCACAAGGAATTCTAGACGTCCCACTTCCAGCTTCTCGTTGTTTCTGGCGTATGGCAGGGACACCTAAATAAAATCACTCTTTATGTTTTTAGCCCAAGCATTAGCTGACGACCCGACTAAACTAACAATCGGCACATTAGCCGCAGGTGGACTTGCTTATATAGGAAAACTGATTTTTATTGACATGAAAAAATCACGAAAAGATGATGAAAGCAGGGCTGTGCGTGATGAGAATCTTATAGCGCAAACGCAGTCAGCACGAAAACTAGAAGAATCTGCGGCAAGACAAGAACAGTTGTTGGAACAACTAGTTAAAGCTAAGAAAAAAGGCAACAAGCGGTCGGAGAAAAATCATTCTAAAACTCACCAGCTTTTGCAAGACACTATTGAACGGTTCGGTAGTATCTTGGCAAAACATGAACAAAACAAACAACAATAAGAAAGAACAATAATTATGTTTAACTGGCTCAACAAAGACACTCTGCAAGGTGTCATTCGCGGATTGCTTACGTTTGGTGGTGGTATGTTGGTTGCTAAAGGGAAGGTGACGCAAGAACAACTTACTACTCTTACGGGGTATATCAGCGACCCCCAGGTGGTAGGCTTCTTCACATTGGTATCGGGTATAGTTTGGTCTGTCATTCATAAGCAGCAGACTCCCCCGGCGACGCCATCGACCACTACCACTACCAACACCATCAAATAATTCGAAAGGAGGTTGATTTATTATGAGTATCGCCGGTGGTATAATCCAGATTGTGGTGATTCTGCTGCCGGTGATACTCGCCTCCATTGCAGCACATAACACACCAGAAGCTAAAAAGGAACAAGCAAATGAAGAAGTCGATAAAGCTATTGTTAACGGGGATACTGATGTTATCAATCGTATCGTGCATGACAAGCTGCAGGACTAAAGTGGTGGTGATTCCGGCTGATCGTGAGATTCGATTTGATGGCACAAACTACATCGTTCCAAAAGCAGTTATGTTGGATATAATGCATAAGTTAAACGCTAGCACAAACAATTAAAATTTGTGCTGTTCTTATTAAGAACCACACTTCTTGGATGAAATAAAAATGTACACCGCAATAAGCAACTTCCGCTTTGGGTTGGACTCGCGTCGTAGTGAATTGTCATCTGCGCCAGGGAGTTTAATTGAAGCCTTGAATGGACAGATCACACAAGGCGGGACTTTCCAGAAGCGCAAAGCGTTTGTTGCGTCGACGATGCCTAGCGGGTGCTATGGCGCACAGCCTACGTCGAATGGGGTTTATACTTTTGGTTCAACCGCGACTAAGGCGAATCTTCCTGCGCCTTATGTTTACCAACAGATTACTCATCCTGCAACTGATTTTTATGCAACCATCAATGGCGTGGTATGCAGCACTCAATATGACGACAAACCGTTTATTGTGGCTAGTTTTACTACTGGCCCTAACCTCGCTTATTATAACGGTGCTTTGGTGACGGATTTCACCGATGGGTATGTTGCTGCTTGGATGAGCACGAATCAAGATGTTGCGACGAATCTTGTTTCGGCGGTTAATAATTCGCTTCAATATACGGCAACGCAGGGAATCAATGACGGCATCACGCATAATGAAAATAAGTTTGATACGTATTCACTTCCAGGTGCGTCGTATCTTTCTGCTGTCGGTATAGCGGCAACGGCTGGCATTACGGTTTCTTCTAATCAGGATACATCTTTTACAAAGGGCAAGGTTTTTACCACAACTAATGTCAATGCTGCAGTGAGTTCTTTTGTTTACATAGGTGGACAAAAGTATATCTTCAAAGCCGCAGCGAACATGAATGCTGCTTATGACGTTGCTATAGGCGCATCCCCAGCTTTGACCTTGCAGAATTTATTTCTCGCTGTTAATGCTTCTGGCGTGGCGGGAACGAATTATTACACTGGTACGGCAGCTAATACAAACTGCTATGCGTCGAATCTTACCCTAGGCCAGAGTCCTTCGTTTGATATAACCGCGAAGACGGCGAATACTTCCGGTCAAGTGTCTAATTCATTGCCCAGTTTGACTTATCTAAAAGAGGCGGATACTGTTGCATTGCAAGGCGAATCACCGGCAACGGGGGTTTTTACTGTCAGCGGATTTTTGCCAATTAAGTATTCGACGGTTACAGTCCAGCTCGACGGGTCGGGGACGAACATGGCGAATACGTCAACGATTGTTTTAGCTGGGACAACGTTCACGTTCAGAAATGTTGCTTCTGCGTCAACTGATGTGCAAATTGGGGCTTCCGCTGACGCAACATTGCAAAACTTATCAGCAGCGGTTTTAGCTTATTATACATTGGTATATCCTGTGTTTAATGTCTTTCCGCTTTCTACGTCTACTGGTGGGCCTACCTCTGGTTCAATACTCTTTGCATACAACGCAAAGCGCCCTACAGGACAATCAGGCAATGGGTTGGCTGCCACCTTAGGTGGCACGACGCATCTGAATTATCTTCTAGCCGATGGCACTACGGCGACTGCGGCTGGTTTTTCAGGCGGGAGCTATGTTGAAGTGACTCAAATTCAGGTTACAAATGTTTGTGGCACGGGTACACTTGTTTCTAATGGAAGTAATCTAGCCAATACCAATCAGGTTACAGTAGGAGGAATTACTTATACTTTCAAAACAGGTGCACTAAGTTCAACAAATGACATAAAGATTGGCGCAACAGTGCAGGATACTCTTTATAACTTAATACAGGCGATTAACGCATCAGGCGTGCAAGGGGCAGATTATAACATTGCAGGCGCGCATACCACCGTCCGCGCTTTGCCTTCGTTGAATAATTTGACAATTCGTCTTATCGCTCGTCAAGGAGGGGCAACAACCCTCTCGTGTTCGTCAGCCGTTGGGTCTATTACCGCTAGCGGCGCTTTCACCGGTGGTAGTGCGGCAGTGAATTTACTGTCTTCTGCTTTCGCTTGTAATGTGTATCAGCAATCACTTGGAGATTTTCTTGCTGCTTTGGTGAATGCTATCAATCAATATAGTAACACTAGCACTTATAACGCACAAGCACAAGGAAATTCTATCGTAATCAGTAGCGTGCAAGGTAACAGTTTTTCGAACCAATCAGAGTTGATTGTTACTACCCTAGGAGACGGCATCGCTATTGGGTATTGTGGGATAGCGTTTAATGCGCTTTCTGCGTTGAATAACACCCCTATTCCAGCGTCGAACAACCTCGCGCATCAACAGCTAAAAGGGAAAGTTGCAAGGTTGCAAATTAACGGATTTTCACTCAATGCAAAAAAGCACAAGATTGACGAGGGTGCGGCGCTGGTTTACCCCAGTGGCTCTGGTGGTAGTGCTCAAGATTCAACCGATAATTATGTCGACCAGCTTTGTTTATCTCTCGCATCGGATTGTAATGCGAATCAGACTACTTATACAGTGGTGCCTGTCGGCAGCAATGTTTATGTGTCGAAGCTGGTTACATCAAGTGCGGATGCTCCATTGGTGGTGAGCTTGCTTATTACCGACACAGCCGATGCGACCACAAATGTTTTCTTCGGCGCAGCCGCCATTGGTAACAACGGCTTGTTAGCTTTTGCTTCACCATTATCTGTCGCCTTCCGTCGTTATGCTATAGGTGGAACATACTCGAAGCCTAGCTCAGTAGACACCGGCGTCGCTATAGCCACAGGGGTGACTGGTTATGGTATAGCCCGTGCGTTAGGCTTTGGCGGTTTCGGAAAGGCACAAAAGAAATTCACTGAATCTTTCTCGCCTATTGTCGCGTCGTGTCAAGCGCGCGGTGGTTACCCTCCGTATCGTTACCAATGGATACGCGTAAGCGGAGACCCTAACTTCCAAGTCTCTCAAGAGAATGCGGCAAGTGTAACCTTCTCTCGTCCTGATACGCCGGGGTCACAGTCTTCAATTTGGAAATGCACCGTTACGGACGATTTAGGTAACACAATTGATAGCAATACAATCAAGGTCATTCAACCATGAATAATAGAATCACGTTGAGTCTTTCTACGTCGTGTCATCCTGTTCGCAATGGACAGGATTTTATACAAGGCGTGGGGGAAGATTATTTGTTTACTGTGGGGTCGGCGTATAATGTGCTGAGTTATAATGTTGGCGATTTGCTGACTATGACCTTCACGGATATTGACACCGGGTATCAAACGCAAATTGGTGCGGGCTGGGCGACGGGACAGAGCTTAGCGTATTGTCTGTCGTATCAGAATAAAGTTTACGGTCTAGCGGGGTCAAGCATGTTTTGCTCGGCACTTTACACGCCCACAGTATGGAACGACCCTAACGCAGAAGGCAATGGGTATGAAAATCTTGTGAACTGGTATGGCGCGAATGATACGCTGCAAGCGGTGCAGCCGTTCCAAGGTAAGCTAGCGTTCTTTT